CGCGCTTCCGCGCGTCTGTTTGTGGCGGGGGCTCCCTTTATAGGGTGTTGTCCGCCTAGTCATCAGAGAAACGTTGTTAGCTTGGAAACTTGCTAGCAATGCCTTAGACAACAAGTTAACCTATACACGCTATGGAAAAGCATCGAAACAACTTCGTCGTCGGTATCCTGAATATTTCAGGTCACACCGATTCCGAAGGTAATATCAATGCTTCTCAACAGGCAGAGGTTCTCAACATGGAGGAAACTATTAGTTATACTAATAGCGGACTCGGTGTTGGATATAATGATTGTATTCATAATAAATATGAGTACTCATTGCCTCTATCGACAGTTCACCAGACGTCAAATGAGAACAACGATCTGAACATTGGCACTCCCGGATGGTATATCCGGAATGCCCGTGCTCTCGGTCGTCCTTATGCGACACAGCTGACTGACCTGTGTATCGGGTTCGTCGGGGCTCCGTCCCTAAATCATCTCGCTTTTCGCGCGATGATTAAAAGAATACGGATGCCACGATACTTGTCAATACTCAATTTTCTCTATGAGTTGAAAGACTTCATAGGGATGTTTGAGTTTTGGTCTCTTCGGAGGAGTAAGTTAGATAATATAGCTAACGGTACTCTGAACGAAGAGTTTGGCTGGAGACCATTCCTACAGGATGTATGTGATTTGCTAAAAGCACTTCGCGAATTTCGTTCGAAATTCAACAAGTGGTTAAGCCAACAACATATACCCCATGTAACCCATTATAAGAAGATCTTAACCGAGGACGATTTAGTTCCTCGTTTAATGAACTTCGGTTATGATGGGTTTCTGGTTTCGTCTCCCTTAGCGCCCGAGCCGCAAGGCACTCCATTGGGCACGTCTACCGTTGGTCTTTCTTATAACTTAAGTGGAACCTTAAGTCATTTGAGAGCGCCAGAGTGGATATGCACTATGAAGTACACCTATTGGTGTCCGGATGCATTGAAGGCTAACAAGGAATTGGGGGCCTTTCTAGACGCTTTTAACGTCTATTGGGACCCTCAAGTTCTTTGGAATGCAATCCCCTTCTCTTTTATCGTCGATTGGTTTTTCAATGTTGGTGATTGGTTACACCAAAACTTTGCTAAACCAAATCTCGATCTGAAGTTAAGGGTCATCGACTTCTGCATAAGCGTGAAGTGCGATGTTCTGATGGAAGGGGCCGTAAGGTTCCCTTATAGCGTGCCCGCGTATGATTCAAATGATGCGAATACTTATTCGTATCATTCATATCAAGATCGCGCGCGCGTCTACAACCGGGTCCCGTGTATTCCATACACGGAAGACCCGTTACGAGTCCTGCCTCCGATGGACGAGCTTAGAAAGCTCGTCCTCGCGCTCGCTCTAGGTCACAACTGTGCCAGGCCTCGTAAGAGGCATGGTAAAAAACAGAAGGGACGTAAGGGTGAGGCAGGTTAAACCGAGGAGTTTGCAATCCTCCAAACGCAGTTAATTGAAAGGACAACTATGATAGCTGACCCTCAAACACTACGGCATAACGTCGGTCAAATTGTATATGACACCGTTTCTGTCGTCGGACCGAAATCGCTCCGACAGGCAGTCTCAGGATTGTATACAAATCAAACGACCGGTCTACTGACCATTTCACATGATCAGAATGACAAGACTCAGCGAAAGCGCTCAGTCGTACGTTTCGATGCTGTGTTCACAGACGCAGGTCTGTTACACACAGAATCGGCTGCGGTCTATCTCGTAATCGACCGGCCTTGGCCATCGATTGCGGATCCGACCCAGGGTAATGTTAAGGCGTTGGTCGCTCAGATCTGTGCGTTTTTCGCTACAGATCCTACAGCGGCGTCGCCTGGGAGCATCTCTTATGCCATCAACACAACGTTGGGGCTTAAGTTGCTTAACGGAGAACCGTGAGAACACCGTTCATTGTTAAGCGTCACCGGCGCATTTTCTGGCGTAAGCCATACTATGTCCGGTGATGTGCTCTCACCCACTCTTTAGGAGTGGGTAACATCCTAAATGGGCTCCCGTAGAGGGAGATGCGGTCAGTTAGCTAGGAGTATTTACCTTATGGAAATACAGAATAGCCTGGTCGAGCATATGCTCGGCATGTTCGCCTCTCTACTGCGGGATGTAGCTAACAACTACGCTGACATGTCTGTCAACCACGATCTTGACTATGTCAAGACGCGGAGTGCTAAGGAGGGGGTTTCGTTCTTTACGAAATCTCTTCCACTCATGGGGAAGCATATAGATGCTTCCTTATCATCTAGCACACCACTCGCCATTCCTGGGCTCGCAAGAGCCAAGGGACGTACAACCCCCAGGTTTCTGGGTAAGTTGTTTGAGCGGGTGTTTGATCATGAGGGGCGAGAGCTCCTCTACGCGTGTCCGCTAAGTGTTAGACACCTACGGCAGCTAGCTTATTTCTTTTATAAGCTAGAATTACCATATGCGAAATCAACGAATGACTCTGTCATTCGTCAGTTCACAGCCACAGACGCTGATTTGGCTAATCTCCCTCCTCTTTTGGAGAGTGATCAAGCAATTCTGCACATTGCACAACTTCTCATACGAGAGGTTGTTGCGGATGTTCGCGTCGAGGGATTTATACCTCGACACGGTCCGGGAGCTGTTTCAACTGGCGAGAAACACTGGAGTAAGATGCGTTTTAAACGTTTCTATCCCACCCTTGACGAAGTTTTCACGTATTGTGATTACTTCTACTCGGGAGCAATGGACATTTGTGATAATTATCACAAACTCCTCTGCTGTGTCCCTTCGGATACACCGACGGCGAAAGTCGTCTTAGTTCCGAAGGACTCGCGTGGTCCGCGTCTGATAAGCTGCGAACCCGTGGAATACCAGTTCGTTCAACAAGCAGTAGCTCAAGAACTCATAAGAGTTCTCGAGTCGCACCGATTGACGGCTCGTCGTGTGAATTTCACCGACCAGTCCATTAATCAGCGCTATGCTATGTTGGGCTCACTGGGCGCACCATGGGTTACATTGGACATGAAGGACGCATCCGATAGAGTCTCGTTACAATTAGTAACGACGCTCTTTTCTGATACGCACCTTCTTCCGTATCTTTTGGCCTCGCGGTCAAGAGCTACGAAGTTGCCCGATGGAAAAATAGTAACCCTAAACAAGTTTGCCCCAATGGGATCAGCATTATGCTTTCCCGTTGAAGCGCTCGTGTTTTGGGCACTATCCGTAGCGTGTAATATACAGGCCGACTCAGACCCCGTGCGTTCGCGCGATAAGCTCGAACGTGCGGCAATGAACGTTACTGTATATGGGGACGACCTCATCATGCGCACCGCAGACTATGGTGCTGCATTACAGTTCTTTCCTAAAGTTGGACTTATGTTCAACCAAAAGAAGTGCTGTACGTCGGGATTCTTCCGAGAATCCTGCGGCGTCGACGCCTATAAAGGTGTCAACGTAACGCCTGTTAGATACAGGACGGTATGGGTCCCTCGCAGTCAGGATACTAAACAGTTGCTGTCTAGTGTGGAGCTGAGCAATCATCTCTACTCACACGGCTACTGGGAGACGGCTGACTTATGGATGGAGCTTATCGTACGCAAGTACGGTCCGATCCCTATCATTGATCATGATAGGCCGGTTGGCTTCATCTGTTTCAGACGCCTCACCTCGGCTGTATACGAACGCGTGACACTTCCCACCAAATGGTGTAAGAAGCATCACAGAGTCCTGATTAAGACTCTTGTTCCTATATCACCTCGCTATATGCGAGCGTTGACGGGGTACGAAAAGTTACGTTGGAAATTAATCCAACCTACTCTTCCTACTCGCGCAGTCCATAGAGGTCTTAGAGAGTTTGCAAAAACTTTCGAAGCCTCTGTTGCAACTGAGGTTAGATCATTCCCGCTCCGTCGCCGGGTTACCCACAAGCGACGGTGGTGCTCTTACGAGCAGTAGTAGAAATACTACCCATGTCTAACGACACATTTGGG